ACTCCAACGAGCAACCAGAAACTGTAGAGAATACAGAAGTAGAAGAAGTAGAGGAATCAGAAGAAGAGGTTGAAGAAGAAGCTGAAGAAGTTGAAGAGGCTGATGATGATACTGAAGAAGAAGATGACTCCGAGATTGAGGACGAAGAAGAAGTTGAGGAAGAACAGACTTTCACAGTCAAAGCGGCTGGTGAAGAAAAACAAGTTACCCTTGATGAACTTAAGAAATCTTATCAACTTGGCTCTGACTATACTAAAAAGACTCAAGAAATAGCTGAACAGCGTAAAGTTATTGAACAAGAAGCTAAAGCTATTATTGAGGCTAGACAAGTTAGGGATGAGTATTCACAAAAATTGCAGGCAGTACAACAATTCTTGGTTGGTAGTAATGACCGACCAGAAGATTTAGCTGCAATGAAAGAGAACGACCCAATAGGATATGCAGTTAAGGTCGCAGAAATGACCGAGAAGAAAGAACAACTACAGCTAGTGCAAGCTGAACAACAACGCATTGCTCAACAGCAACAAGCGGATAGGTCAGCACAAATGCAACGAATTGTAGAACAAGAATCACAAAAACTAGCACAATCCTTGCCAGAGTTTTCAGACAAAGTCAAAGGCGAACAAATCAGAAATGACATTCGTTCTTATGGCAAATCGGTAGGTTTCACAGATGAGGAATTATCCCAAGTCTATGACTCTCGCCAAGTCCTTACTATTCACAAGGCTATGATGTACGACAAATTAGTTAAGTCAAAGCCAGGTATGAAGAAGAAAGTTTCTAATGCACCCAAGATGGTTAAGTCTGGTGCAAAGGTTAAACAATCAGTAGCGGACAGAACAAAAAAACAAATGCAAAGGCTACAGCAAACTGGTTCAGCCAGAGATGCGGCAGCTTTATTTGAAAACTTATTATAACAAGGACATTTAAAAATGGCAGAATTTAGAACGTATACTGCGATAGGTCAACGTGAGGATTTATCCAACACGATTTACAATATCGCTCCAACAGAAACTCCTGTAGTTTCTTCAATTGGTAAAACAAAAGCAACAGCAACTTACCATGAATGGCAAACAGATGACCTAGCAGCAGCTAGTGCAGCTGGCTTAATTGAGGGTGCTGATGCAAGTGGTGCTTCTGATACTCCTACAGTTCGTGTAGGTAACAGAACACAAATTCAAGGTAAAACAGTACACATCTCTGGTACTCTTGACGCAGTAGATAAAGCAGGTCGTAAGACAGAAACAGCTTATCAACTAGCTAAAGCAGGACAAGAGCTTAAACGAGATATGGAAAAAACCATTCTTGGTAACGTAGCTCAAAGTAATGGTACTGCTGGTTCAGCAGCTAGACTTCTTGGCTCTATCCAAACATGGCTTGGCACTAACTTTGTTACTATGACAGACGGTGTTGCTCCTGTAGGCTCTAATGGTACAGCTATTAGAACAGAAGGTGCTACTGCTTCTGCATTTACAGAAGCAAAACTTAAAGAATGTGTTAAATCATGTTTTGAAAATGGTGGTAACCCAACTATATTAGTTGTTCCTCCAACACAAAAACAAGTAGTATCAGGCTTTCCTGGTATTGCTGAACAGCGTTATGCTGCACCAACCAGTGGTAAACAAACTACTATTATGGGTGCTGCTGATGTGTACCTATCAGACTTTGGTACTTTATCTGTTGTACCTGACAGATTCATGACTGCTGATACATCACCAGCTGCGGAACAAGCATTAGTGCTTGACCCTAGCATGGCTGCTATTGCTACACTTCGCCCATTCCAGTCTAACCTATTGGCTAAATCTGGTGACAGCGAAAAACATCAAATGCTTGTTGAGTACACTCTTCAAGTATCTAATGAGAAAGCACACGGTATCGTTGCTGACCTCGCAGTTTAATTAAGTTTAGACATTAGTATTGCCCCTTCGGGGGCAGTATTATTAAGGATACATATGGAAACACTGAATAACAAATTAAGAAAAACAGAGATTAGAAAATCTAAAAAACACAACACAGCTAATGGTGCTGTCATAGAAGTAGCACAAGATGTTACAGGCATTATAGAACAGAACAAACAAGAATATAACAACAGTAGTACCACATGGGGTGAGGATGTATTTGACAACAAGATAGCATCCATTCCATTTACTGTCATTGACTCACTTAATCAGAAGGGCATTATGCGTGGCTTCCACGTTCTTGATATGCCTAGATTTAAAGCATGGTTAAATGACCCAGACAACCGATTCTTTAGAACAAAACAAGGCAGAGTATAAATGGCTTTCTTTACTGACTACACAACGCTACAAGCAACTATAGCGAATTATTTAGCTCGTAATGACCTGACAGATGTTATCCCTGAATTTATTAGGTTAGCTGAAGAAAGATTAGGCAGAGATTTACGCATTAGAGAAATGCTCAAGGTTGTAAAGACTACAACTACAAGCGGTGATAGCACAGTAGAAATGCCAGCAGACTTTCTTTCTATGAGAGATTTGCATATATCATCTTCCAACCCAATACAAACCATAACTTACCAGTCACCTAGCAACTTCTTTAGGAATACAAGGGCATTAGTAACAGGCTTGCCTAACTTTTACACAGCACTAGGTAGTGAATTTAGGTTTGCTCCTATTCCTGCTGGAGAATACACATTACAAATGTTGTATTACTATCAGCCTGAATACTTGAGCTCAACAGTTTCATCAAACCTTTGGTTAGCATATACGCCTGATTTACTGCTTTACGCAGCACTTGGTGAAGCAGAACCATTCTTGATGAATGATGAAAGAATTGGCACTTGGGCAGCAATGTACGACAGGGGTGTTAATTCATTAACTAAATCAGACGATGAGGGGGAGTTTCCTGCTCATCCTATGTCAATAACTTTAACTACGAGGTAATTTATCATGGCAGATATGTCAAATGTATTAGAACTAGCTTTACTTAACTCAACACTGAACGGAGCAGCTTTTACTCCAGTAGATAACCCATTTGTATCACTATGGACTTCTAACCCAACTGATGCAGAAACAGGAACTGAAGTATCTGGTGGTTCATATGCTAGAGTTGCTTCATCTTTTCCTACAGCTACAACCAACACTGTGCAAACAAATGCAGACATTACTTTCCCAGCTGCTACAGCTACTTGGGGTACAGTCGGTTGGATTGGCTTACACAGTGCCTCAACAGGAACTGGTAACATGATATATCACACAGCTTTGGATTCTTCCAAAACTATTGACATTGGTGATGTATTCAAAATTACAGCAGGTAATCTTTCAGTAACATTAGACTAGAGGAATAACACATGGCTCTTATCGTAAAGGATAGGATAAAGGAATCTACCAATACCACTGGTACAGGTACGCTTACATTAACAGGAGCAACAGCAGGTTTCCAAACCTTTGCTGCCGTTGGTGATGCAAGCACAACCTATTACGCTATACTTAATGGTAATAATTGGGAGGTAGGTCTAGGAACTTATACTGCCTCTGGTACAACTTTATCTCGCGACACTGTACTGTCATCTAGCAACGCTGGAGCAGCACTTAATTTGTCAGGGGGAAGTGATGTATTCTGTACCTATCCTTCTGAAAAAGCCGTCTTTCTTAATAGCAGTGATGTTATAGAGGGAACTAATGTTGTGGTAGCAGGAAACATTGCAGCTAATGCAGTCACTACTGACAAGATTGCTGATGCCGCAGTTATTACGGCTAAAATAGCAGACAACGCAGTTAATGCTACTAAACTTAATGTGACAGGTGACGGCACAAACACACAGTTTTTGCAATCAGATGGTGACGGTTCGTTTACTTGGAATGTTCCTACAGACACTACCTATACCGCAAGCACAGGGTTAGGTCTTACTGGCACAGCTTTCTCACTAGACCTTGCTAACGACCAAACATGGACTGGCTCTCAACGTGGCAATATTACTGTTGATGCTGATTTATCTTTTGACCAAAATGCAGGCAACAACTTTTCTTGCACACCTACAGCAACAGGGACATTAACTTTCTCTAATCATACTGCTGGTCAATCAGGTTATGTTTTGTTAGACAATTCAGGTGGTCATGCTATTAC